GTCGGGTCAGGAACCTGCGCCCGTGTGTGCCAGCCCTCCAAGTAATTGAAGGTCGGCGGCAACGCACCAATGTGCCGGTCGTTTACCCACATGAACCGATGCAGGTACATCCCGGTTTCGCTGTTCACGATTTCAGGTGTCAGCCCACCCATTGACGGATGGCTGCAATTGAACCACATAAACGACGACCAGTTTTTGCGCGGGTATTGGCGCTGTGCCTGCCCGTCCATCTTTGTCAGAGATGTAGGCTTGTAGTCGTGTTGGACACACCACACGGCAACATCAGGATTGTTGAAGTCGAGCAACGGTTTCAGGCTGTGCCGTACCAGAAAGTCACAGTCCATAAACAAGGCATTGCCTCTGAAGTTGCAGAGCGCAGGCACAAGGAACCGGCTAAAACTAAACTCCGTAGATGAGAACGGGTCTGGTTCGCGCCAATACATCCCCATCTCACGGAGGTCATCCAGTCGAAGCGCGACAACCTCTGCCTCCATGTGTTCCAGAATGGACGCACGGGCCACCTCGTATGCGATGTCCTCGCGGCTATCGTATCCGATGAAGATTTTCAAAACGGCAAGTCCTTATCATCGTCAAACGGGGTTTCATCCATCACAGGCGCACGCTTCGGCGGTGCTGCGGTTTTGGACTCAAACCGCAGGGACAAAAACTTATCGCCGGTTTTCTTACTAGCCTTCAACCACGCGCTAATGTTGAGGTCTACGCCGTTGATAACAGCCGTGCCACGATAGTCCGGTCGCTTCTCGTTGCCCTTCTTGTCGTTCTTGAACAGAACGCCGCTCATGTTATTGTCGTACTGCTTATTCACAGGGTCACCTTTTCTAGTTTGTTAAGTTTGTCGTCCAACTCTTGCAGGAAAGTAATTACCTCCTGCTCAAGCATCTTGATGTAGTCGTCATCACGCGGGACGCGCACGACTAACAGTTGCAGCCGCTCGGGCAGGCGCGGGTCGTAGGACACGAAATCGCACCACGGCTTACCGGCACACGCCATCTGCCATTGCATCTGCGTCACATACTTCTGCGGCGGCTTGCCGTCGAAGATGTATTCGAGATGGGTCGCGGTGTTCGGGCATTTGATTTCCACCAGCCCATCCTCGGCAAACCCGTCAGGGCTGGCACCAGACATCGCAACGGTCGGATGGTCTATAAAGCCGACATCCTCAACCAGTATCCCGGTCTTGGCGGCGTAGGCGGCTTTGGCGTTCGGCTCCTGCTCTGTCCCCCACTCCATCGCGGCGTTAGTGAACGAGGATGCCTTCTGATTTGTCAGCCGCTCAACCACAAGGTCAGCCGCGTAATTAGCACGACCTGCGCCATATCCGGTCTTGGTCTTGGCAATGACATCCGCAACGCGGGAGGCTGTGACCTTGCCAAGCCTTGCCGCAAACCAGTCGTCTGTACGCTGTTCCATCATATTTTTAATACCCGTTCAATTTCTGAAACTGTTAATGGGTCTTCACCATCCGGCAATTCTTGGTATAAATCACAACGGTCGTATGCGCTTACAGGTTGTCGCTTTGCTTTTATGTATGGCGGCCAAGCAAACCCGCAAAATCCTTCGTCGTCTTTTTTCTCAACATAAAAAATGCAATTTCCGCAACACCGTTCCCATTGATGCTTGTTCACGCCGCACCCCCGTCACTCAACTGCTTCTTGCGTGCGCTGAACGCATCCATGTGCGTTGCGCGGATGGCGGGGTCAAGCGACTTGAAGAGGGCAACGAGCGCAGCCGCGTCAGTCACAGACGCAATCTGCGCCAGCACTTCGGGGTTAGGCTCGACCTTCTCCGACTCTGGCAAATCCTCGCCTGCGTAGATGTAAAGGCCGAGGCCGTGCATTGCGATGGCCTTTGTAAGACAACGCATGATGGCGCTATTCACGGCAAACGCATCAGGGTCAACGATGGCGCGGTTGCGGTTGTCCATCACCGGCAAGATGCAGGTCTTGATGTCGCCCTTAATTTCGACGCTGACCTTAACCATTGCTGTGCCGTTTCGCAGAACCATGATTGGGCTGTTGTCCCATTCGTGCGCCGTCCATTGTGCGCCGGGGTCAACCTTCAGCACTTCAGCCCACGCCCACGCCCAACTCAAGTAAGACAGGTTGCCTTTCTTTTCAACATGGTCGTTAACATTGATTTTCAGAAGTTCTGACATTTGCTCTCCTCAATCATCTGTTTAAGTTCGCGCCGCAGTTCGTTGTGGCGGTCGATATCGGCTTGCGTCCAAGTGAGGATGACCGGCTCGGTGTAGTACCGGCGTTCCTCGCATTCGCGTTGTTGTTGCCAGTCGTCCATCAGAAAGTCCTCACGGCAAGCCACACTAGAGCGGCAAACATGGCAAACGAGAACAGGTACAGGCCAGCGGTTTTCATATTGAATTCCTCGCCATGTGCAGGGCTTGGAACATCAGCCGTTGGTTGGTTCGGGCGCAAATAACAAACGCTGCACGGATGTCTGCGTGCGCTCTTGCGTGCTTCATCGCAAGGTCACGGGCTGCTCTGGATTCACCTGCTGCGATTGCCCAGCGGATTGCGGGAGGCAGGTAATTTGGGATAGGTCGCATATCTATTGCTCCTGTTTTTGTAGTCAGTCGTTAGTGTTGTCAATTACACGGGTGTTGAAATCTATGCCATCAGTCACCCATGCTTGCAGCGGCAAATCGTTTAACCTATGAACGAGTACACTCAAAGTTTCAAAGGTTTTGCCGTCTTCAAAAGCGAAGTACCAATAGCCGTCGCCGCGACACAGCGAAACGCAAGATGCGCCAAGTGCAAGTAAGCGAGCGTTAACGGTCGCAGAGGTGAATCGTTTCATGCTGTGGCTCCTATCTGTGGATTGACTCAACACCCACAGGTTAACACAGGTTACATCCCGTGCAAGGTTTTTGTTGCATTTATTTTTACCATCGTTAACTTACCGCTTCATGGACATCCAAGCCGCCCTAGCCGTTGCCGGTAGCAAAGCCGCCCTCGCCCGTAAACTTGGGGTGTCCCGACCAGCGGTCAGCCGGTGGGTCAAGGCAGGTCGATTGCCTCCCATGCGGGTATGGCAATGGAAGGCGCTAGAAGCCTTGCCCCCGCAGATTGCAGCCGATTCTACGGCTACCCCGCTACCTACCCCTGCCCTGCATCACGAGGCGCTGTAATCGCGCCTACGGCGTTCCGTGGGAAAAAATCCCACGATGTTTTTTCTCATCTGCGCCTTTTGCGCCTTTATCCTGAAAGTACCGTTAGCGCGTGTGTGCGCGTATACGGGGGGACTAGGTAAAAGTCGCAGAAGTCGCAGAACCCCCCAGAAACGACAAACCCCCGCACATGGCGGGGGCTTGACGGGCCGGGGGGAATGGCCTTACGCTTGAGATGCTGTTCTCGCGTGATGGTTAATTTACATGGCTGTTCTAGTCGTGTCAAACACCCCACCACGCGACCCCTTGATACGGGCATCTGTCACCGGCGGGGTGGGTGCAATCCCCACATGATGTTCAATCATCGACCAGACACCGGAAACCACGGTCTGGCGGGTCTAACAACCGCGTCCATACGGGCATAGGTTGGACTCTCTTGGCTCCCAATGTTCTTGGGGGTTAGGGGGGTCCTTTCCCGGTCCTCCGAGCATGGGTCTTACGAAACAATCCTACAGAGTTAAATCTTAAATCCTAGAAGCCTTAACTAAAGTTGTTGCATTAACCTCCGTGAACATATACGCTCGTTCCTACCAACCACAGAGAGGTTTTTATGCACGAACTAGACGAAGCGGCTTGGGAACAATGGGTGGCTTACCGCAAAGCCATTCGCAAAACTATCAAACCTGCCAGCGAACACGCGATGAAACTCAAATTGTCGCGTTTCGGTGCTGACCAGCAGGCGGTCGTTGACCAGTCAATTGCAGGTCAGTATCAGGGTCTGTTTGAACTGCATAAAAAAGCAACACCCCGCCCCGGTGAGAAGGTCGAGAAGACCGACAAGCAACGCGCAGCAGATGTCGCCCGTCACGCTGAACAGGACGACTGGAACGCGAGGGCTTGGGGCAAGTTGGAGCCGACCCCGCTGAACCGTCTCAAACTCTGTGAGGCATATCTTGCTCGATTAACCATCAGCCCTGACCCGGATGCGATGGAGCGTCTGCGGGATTCGACCGCCGCCGCGTTGCGGTCAGCCGATGCAGCCGAGGTGCTGGGTCACCCGCACCTGATGTCGATGGTTCGCCAACTGTTTG